GATGGAAAATCTTCTTCAGGCTCAAGGTCGCGGGCCAATGCCTCAACCGTGTGAACCGTTACTCTCATGCCGTTGGCAAACCCGGCTTCAAACTTCAACCTAGAGGTGTCACTTTGTGATACGACAGTCGCGTTTTGTCGCAGCACCATGTTCAACATTAACCTCCTAAACTTGCGCCCTGAACCTGTAACCAGGAAGTTACGCAGGGATGCCACGTCTTCACCGCGCCACTCGGCTTCATCTATCCATGGCATGTTCCTGCTCATGGCCCAGCAAATCTTTAAGAACCTCCAAAGTCGCATTAGTAGTCGCCTCCCCCTTGCACCACCGCTTCAGTCTCCTCCACCATCTGCGCTTCTTGCGCTGGCATTTGGCCTGTCATCGCTGCGACTTGCATCTGTTCCTGTTCCTCCTTGGAAGGCATGAAGCCCAGTTGCACCAGAAATCCTTCAACATCTTTCCTTAACGCCCGTGCGTTATTCGTGTCCACCTGTTCGTAGGCATTGAGAAGTTCACCGAGTCGCGAGCTAATAGCCTGTTGCCCCTGTGGGCTGACCATCACGCCGGTCTGCGCTGACCTTTCAAGGAACTGCATGATGACCCCGATGCGTACCCGCGCATCAATGCCTTGCTGCACTGGAATCTGTTCACCCACCAGCAATGCCGGAATCAGTTTCTTCTCGGCAATTACCTCATCACCCTCCTTCTGGTTCGGGTCTTGAACCAAGCGAGGAACAAGGGAGGGGTCTTCCAGTTCCAGAATGCTTTTATCCAGTTCAACTTGGTTGATCCATGGGCTGTTGGCAAATAATTGTTTCCTCTGGATTGCCTTGTTAAGAAGCATGGCGCGGCTAACCATGTCCATGCCTCCCCGTGGTTCCAGTTGGTAATCCTCATGGAGTGCCACCGGATCAAGCTGCAATGAATCCTCCAAATAACGGTACTGTAAATCCTTCTTATCAAACTGTAACAACAACCCCCATGCCTGACGGAAACAATCACCTAAAGCCTGACGGAAGAGACGCAAACGCAAGTCCATGTTTTGTTGGGATTGAGCGTTGATAGACTCAATCTCCGTGGCCGTGCGGCGATCCCTGTCGGCCATGATTCCATAGTCCGGAACGGTAACTCGCTGCTCGGCAATCGACTGCGTTTGCATCATATCCTTGTCAAAGTCCATTGGGGTGTTGGGCATTTGAACAGGGGCAATACCGAAGGGAAGTATTTGCCCAGGATTAAGGCGCAGGTTAACTGAATTGGGCAGGTCACGTTCTGCCTTAAAGAGGGGTTTGTTGAACAAGGTGGACGCATCCATCTTTTCGTTCCATGTCTTGTTGAGGGACGCTTCAAAGTTTGAAAGCATCTCACACACGCCACGCGGGGAGAACCAACCTCCATCGGTGATCTCGTACTTGGCAGAAGCGAACGGAGGTTGCCCGTGGTCATAGGGAACCTTCATGGAATCCCTTAACTTCACCTCTGGGGCTTGGGGAGAAAAGGTTTCCATCTCCCACTCACCGTCCTTGTTGTGCTGGTACACTTCCCACACCACCACTTGATCTTTCTCCGGCGAAAAGGTTAACCCTTCACGGTTGAGCTTGTTATCCTTTAGCTCGTTACTGATACCGGCATCCTCCTCTTGGTTGCCGATAATCTGTTTTATTACCTTGTCGCTGGTGTCGTAAATTCCTGCTCGCTTGTAGCTTTCCAAGCTCATGGGGATCACCTGCGTAATGCGGTCTGCCCCCGAAATTTCCTTTGTCCATGGCGGCACAATTATGTGCATGGGATCAATGGCCTGAAACTCCACCCGTTTCTTGTCCGGATTCCATATCGTCTTGATGATCCCGTGACCACTGACCAGCATGTGGTCTATCCAACTCATTACCTCCGTGGAGTAGTTGCTTTTCTCATGGAGCTTATAGGAAAACCAATGTTCTGCTGCGGAAGTGAATCCTGCCAATTGGCTTCGCATAGGAACAAAGGTGGCAAGTACATCCAACCCCATGGCTTGCTGAAAGAAGGCTGGCTTGAGCTTGTTAATGGTGGTGTCAATCAGCGGGAAGTGCATATCAGCCGCGTTAGGCCAAGGCTTCACTTTCCGGCGCAACCCGTCATTTCGCATCCGATACCAGATACTCTGCCTTTGCTCCCAGCGGGAGCGGCTTTTGATGTCATCAACAATCAGGCTGTAAAGTTTTTGGCTCATTTACGCTTTTTACGTTTAGGCAGCTTCTTGCTCTTGGGGGTTTCCTTCTCCCATTGCTTCGCCATTTCTGGGTCATTAGCGTACATCCACTTCCTCTGGGCTTTGCTCTTGAAAGGCATTACCGTCCTCTCCCCCTGTTACGGTTACGGTTGCCCTTGGGTGGCTTATTAGCTTTCACCTGCTTTTTCGTGGGCTTTTCCGCTCCGTACTTGTTGGGTTGCTTCATAAATTCAAATAAGTGCGTGACTCTGATTCATGCGGCGAATTGAAGTTATATCTCACCAAGACTGCCGTTGACGCGATCTCCACGCCCAACACATCGTCACACACTAAAAGCCCTTTAACACAACGTGTCACATTAATGCAATAGTTGGGTAGACGATTTTTATTCAAAAAAGATTCAAGTATTCCGAAATTCCTCCACTTCTTTACTTCGGAAACTGTCAAGGAGCCTATTACGACTAATTACGTCCCCCACCTATCGGTCAGTAACTAATCTAGTTACGTCGGCATTTTTAGGGGACGAAAACCCCTATTATACGCCCCTATAGTCAAGGTGGTTATTGGGGGAAAATGGAAGGGGTCTTTTTCCCCCAAACCTGTCAAGGAGCCTATTACAGCTAATTGCGCTCCTATGGGCAAAAATAAGGGGGGTCTTTTTTTCCCATTTGTCTACGGGTTTAATTGGGGGGATTAACTCCGTAGGAGCCTATAACAACGAATAAGGCTCCCATGATCGACAAAGCCTGTTGCCAATCAAAAAGCAGGGAAAATGATTGTCTAATGCCCTGTGAACATCCCGTCTGGGACTGCATCGTACTCTGCCATGGCTCCGGCTTCCTCGTACAATTGTTCAAGGGTGGGGCGGCTTAATGACTCGTATTTCTCCCAGCTTCCACCCACACCACCCCCACAACTAATGGCTCCCAACACCGCGTCAGCCCTGTCCGGACTAGCCATCCCCCTTAACTTCATCTTGTCTTTCGGCTCAAGCCCCAGTTTGCCTTGCCGACTCACTTCCACCCGCCTAGTCACAAGCTGTTGATGGAGTTTCTTGTCATCGGGCAATATCACTTCCTTATTGGCTATCGCCCTCGCTCCAGTGTGCCACATCTCCGCGCCCCGATTCTGATACCTCGCATCAAACGGTTTGCCCCCAAAGTTTACCCTGTGAATGTCATACCCCCCATCCATCAACGCATCACACAAAGGTAATCCCATCCCACCTTCATCCCCATATATCTCATCTGGGACAAGCCCATGTTTATCAAATAAATTAATCAATTTGCCAATCGTCTTGTTCGTGTCTCTTTCCTTCCAAGTCTCCATCTCCGTGATCTCATTGCCTTTCCGCAAACAAAACACCGTTTCATCTCCCCCAGCCGCATAGTCCACAAAAGCCACATTCAACCCCTCCCCCCTTTTAGGAGGGGCTTGGAGTGATTCTTCAAGTTCTCTCAAGCTCAAAACCACACCCTCATCACTGTCATCAACAAATTCCCCATAGATCATCGACCGGATCAACGGACTCTTCTCCCCATAAGTCGCTATCTGTTCCTCAATCCATCCCTTCGTCAAATGCGGACAATCAAACGCCGTAACAGTAAACGTGTCCCACCGCTCCCGCTGCTTCGTAAAGGCTTCATAAAAGAACCCACTAGCCGACCCAGGACTGCTCATCATCAATAACCGACTAGGTTGACACCTCTCAACAGCATGGAAAATAGCATCATCCTGTATACCCTTCGCTTCATCCACAATAAACATCAAATTCTCCGTCGGCCCTTGCCTATGCCAACCCTCCGCCTTGTGCGCGTCACTAGCACTAAACCCTATCGCCCTAGCCCCATTCACAAACCTTAAACCACTTTGTGTCACCTCAAACCCATCCCCATTTGTCATCTGATTAGTGAATCGCCTAATAGCAGGCCACAATGCCCCCTCAACCTGTCTAAACACGCCA